CATAAGCACCACCAGAGTTACCAGCGGTACTTGGGTTATTTACTTTCCATCCTGCTTTGCCTGTATCGTCTGTGGCATTTATGTGCTCAGCTCCAAGAAGTCTTATGACGTTTACAGATGGAGTATTTCTTAACCAAGCTTGTATTGCATAAGCAGCGTAAGTTGGAGCAGCGTAATTTCCATCTCTCCAACAATCATTTGAAACTCTACCAGCTACTGGGTTGCCGAATATCTCAACAAAGTCTGACATTGAGCCTAGGCGAACTGGTCGCATTGCTGGTCCTCTTTCAAGACGGCCAATTATGGTTGGTCCTACGCCTACGGCACCAGCAGCAATTTGCGAATTGTCGAATTCTTTTACGAAAACGCCAGGTGATACAAACTTAAATTTTGATACTGACATTGTTAATCACTCCCTGTATTTTATTATAATCATAAATAAATAGTAATATTATATTGTAAAAGCACTATTCTACTAATTTACGTTTATTTTTATTTATATCTAATCCTTCAATTTCATCGCCAAATACTACACTTTCTCTTGGAAATTTAAACTCAACTGCGTTTTCTCTTATAACAATTTTTGGTCTATCTTGGTTAACATCAGAGCCGATTAGTTTTCCAAGAACCTCTAAACTTATTTTAGAACCATAAACTTTTCTTTCTTCATTTAAAGATGAATAGTTGTTTTCTTGTGTAAAATCTCCATTCATAAATGCTTCAAATCTATGATTATCTTTATTTAATATTATTGATCTTGTGTTTCCGTTTTTAGTAAAAAATGGGGTTATTATCTCGTTCATTTGTTGTACATATTCTGTTTTAATAAAGATATTATACATAACAGTTACATGGACAGGAATTGGTATTGTTACAGTTTCATAAACAACTTTTTTATTAGATAAATATCTTTGATCTCTTAATTCATACAAACCAGCTTTATTATGTAAAGTTCTTGAGTTTCCTCTTTTAATATTTTGATTAGCACCAAGTAACTTATTTAAATCAGCATTTTGAAAATTAGAAGTTTTATCTTGTTGTATTCTTCTTGCTATTGTAATAGTACCACCTTTTTCATCATTTACATCTCTTATGTTTGCTGGTACTGAACCTTTTTTCTGTGGGTCTTTATTTATAGTTGTTCTTTCCAGTGTTATAATTGGATACTTCAACATACCAGAAGAATCGCGAATATCTTGGTCATTCTTTATTTGATGTGCTCTTTCTGCTGAAGTCCAAATAACTGGGACTTTTCTCCATCCTTCATTAGTCGTAGAGTGAATATTCATCTTCTCATTTAACCATTCAAATACAGCAAAATCTATTGTTTCTATTGTTGATGGTTGGAATTCTATTTCTTTTAAAATATTTGACATTAGTTATTTATCAACCTGTATAAATGAGGATAGGAATTTTTTGGTTAATCTTTTGCATGTCATCAGCCATTTTAGCTTCAGACTCAGCAAGTTTATGATAAGTGATTTGTTCAAGAATCTTATTAAGTTCTTCTTTTAATTCTTTTCTTTCTTCTTTTCCTTCTGACATTAAAGCAGGACCATTTAGAGTTACACTTTCGCCAGGAATTGGAATTGTACTAAATTTAGATCTAATGTGCCCAAGCATTTCTTTACATATTGCAAGGGCATATCTTCTAATCCATTGTTTACCAATTGAATTTATACTATTATAAGGTATATTAGCAAATGGAAGTGTGTTCATATTATTTACACCACCAACAGTATCATCAGCAGAACCAGATGTTGTTTCCCAAGGATTTGATTGATTAGTTATTGTAAATTCAACCCAATAATGAGTAATACCTATATCTGGTGGGTTGGGGAAAAATCTTATTCTATTGTTTCTAATTTCATACGAAAAGTGAGAGTTTCTTGTATAAATTGCTGTCTCATATGCCATAGCTTGAAGCTTGTTGTGCCATGTTGGAATTACCTCAAAGGTACTGTCATCAGCATATTGACCGTAAGAAGAAAGATTACCGATAGCATTTAAACCACCATAATAACCAAAAAATCTCCACATTGAATTTGGAGTTTTGTAAAACACTCTTCTTATAATTACTCTTTTATTTCCAACAGACCCAGAATAAGGAACAGGACCACCAGTAGCAGGTTCGTAATTATTTAATGATGCAGATTCAATTATTGATTGCAAATCGTAATCTTGAACTTCTGGTGTTATTGGTATAGAAGCAGAGTATATTGGTTCTATACCACCAACACCAACTTCTGTTGAGAAAGCATCGCCATATCTTGAAGCATAATGTAAATTATATTTTGGATAAGCTAGTTCTGGATTTTTACCAGCAAGCGCGGATCCAGACACAAATTCACCATCTTGGTTAAATGAACCAGTAGCTGAGCCTAGTAATGTTGGGAGAGAGTTAATTGATTGATGAAGATTAACAAGATAAGAATATTCTAGTACTGCTTCTTCATAAGCTGCATAAATATTACCTGTTGTTAATTCTATATCTAATACATCGCCACCAAGTCTTTTATAAACAAAAGCAACTTGATCTGCTGCACCAGAAAGAAAGTCAGTATTTGATGAATAAATTCCTAAAGGTAATGCTAAAGAAACATCAGCAGGATTTCCGCTTGATGGTAAAACAACTGCGCTTAAAGTAGATGCAGGAGTTAGGGTTGGAACTGCCATTCAATAAATACTCCTCAATACTTTAAATAGTTATAAACAAAAGAAACCCCCCAATTAAGGAGGGTTTCTCTATAATCAAAACAAAATTAAACTCTAGAATAAATAAAAGCCCAATTAGTTGTACCAGCTTTAACAGCCATACCACCAGAACTTGCTGAAAGAATCAAACCAGTTGTAGATACTAACCCATTTAATGTATCTGATCCAGTTGCATATACTTTAATATTTGCTGTACCAACATTGGAAAGTATATATACTTCTCCAGATGTTGCATCTGTTGGAAGTTTTACACCAGTATCAACAGCACCAGATACATTAGTTACATGATTTACTATTGCAACCGCATTATTAACAGAATTACCAGCAGCATCCAAATTTGATGATGCTACGTCTGATAAAACTAAACCACCACCAACAGTTGAATCACCAGATGTTGCTACACTTGTCATTGTTTGAGCAGCAAGTTCTTTTCTCATTCTTGCTACGCTAAATTTAGAACCCATTTTAAAAACCCTCCTATTGGCTTTTAACCAACAAAATAAATAGTTTGAATAAATAAGAAAACCCCCCAAACCTTTTGGAATGGGGGGCTTCTTTGCCTAATTAGGCTACTTTATCAAGCGCCGCTTTCGCCAAGCATACCACGAATGATGACCAAGCCGTAAAGGTCTGGTTTGACCATTTTCTTAGCATAACGTGTCATTACGCCTTTGCGTGGTACAAAGTCCTCAGTACCAAAGATGGTAGGAGTGACTTGTAGTGGAACGTATGGAGCATAGACGTAACCAGATTCAAGGAAGCTGGAGCCTTTGCGACCAACGAGGATTACGTTACGAAGGAAGTATGGATCAACGTAAACGTCCCATTTCTT